AGAGGGTGGGTGCGAAGCTTGTTGAGTTAGAAATAAAGTCTCGTATTTTGGATGGGCTTCAGGAATATGATAAGAAGTTTACGCAGAAGGTTAAGGGGAAGGTTTCACGGAAGGCATCTCGGAAGGCATGTCGGAAGGTTAATAAAAATGGAACGAAATGAACTGATACAGCTTCGTGTTACGACGAAGGAGAAGGCTGATATTGCGGCTAAGGCTGGGAAGATGTCGTTGTCTGTGAGCGAGTGGTTGAGGAAGATAGCGAGTGCGGCGAAATGAGCGCCCCTATAACAACTTTATGTGATTATCTTTCTCGCAATGGATGGAGAAACGGAAGATTGTTATGAGCGTATATCCATGCACCTACGGAGGGCGAACATTCAATTCACTGGCCGAAGAAGTCGCACAATTTTATAATGATCCTCTTGGTTTTGTGCTGTGGGCATTTCCTTGGGATGGGAATATGCTAAAGGGATTTGGAGGGCCTGATGAATGGGCATCGAAATATCTCATCCGTCTTGGCGAAGAAGTAAAAAAGCGCGGCTTCGATGGTAGCGCGGCAGTTCCAGCTATCCGGATGGCAACAACATCAGGTCATGGGGTGGGCAAGTCGGCAATGACTGCGTGGATTATATTGTGGACAATGTCAACGCGCCCACACTGCAAAGGTGTTGTTACAGCGAACACGAGTACGCAGCTTGAATCAAAAACTTGGAGCGAATTAAATAAATGGACCAACATATGTGTTACGGGAAACTGGTTTACGATAAACACGGGCAAGGGCGCACTAAGAATTTATCATAATGATTTCTCTGAGACATGGCGGTGTGATGCGATAACTTGCCGCGAAGAACAAAGCGAAGCTTTCGCTGGACTTCACGCAGCAAATTCGACGCCATTCTACATCTTCGACGAGGCCTCAGCTGTGCCAGACATCATCTGGAAAGTCGCTGAAGGGGGTCTTACCGATGGAGAGCCTCACATGCACGCTTTCGGCAACCCGACGCGAAACACTGGGGCGTTTAGCGAGTGTTTTACGACGATGAAGCATCGGTGGATATGCACGACGGTTGATAGTCGTACTGTAAAGATCACGAATAAGCAGCAGATTGAGGAATGGAGAGAGGATTATGGGGAAGATAGCGATTTCTTTCGTGTTCGTGTGCGCGGTGTGTTTCCTCGGAGTGGGAATTCTCAGTTTATTGGTGGAGATATTGTTGAAGCTGCACGAAAGAGGGAAGCGTATTATGATTTTCACGACCCTTGCGTGATTTCGTGTGACGTAGGAAGGTTCGGCGCGGATGCTACGGTAATTGTAGTGCGCCGTGGTAGAGATGCGAGAACGATTCCTTGGGTTATGATGCGCGGCGCTGATACGATGGCGGTTGCGCAGAGGATTATTGATCTGGCAGCGATGTATAAGCCAGATGCAATCATGGTAGACGGCGGCGGTGTTGGTGGCGGTGTTGTAGATCGACTAAGAATGTTGAAACAGCCTGTGCTTGAGGTGCAGTTTGGAGCGAATGCTGATTCTGATAGCTCTATGGTTGATGGCGCTGTTCGTTTTTATAACAAACGAGCCGAAATCTATGGTCGTATGCGTGACTGGTTGGCTGGTGGGGCGATACCTGATGATGCGGAGTTGGCGAAGGAATTGACGGCTGTTGAGTATGGTTATGCGATGAAGGACGGGCATGATTGTATTTTGCTGGAAAAGAAGGCTGATATGAAGAAACGACTTGGTGTTTCTCCTGATAAAGCGGACGCTCTGGCTGTTTCGTTCGCGTTCAACGTAGTTCCGAGTGACCACTATGAGGCGTTTAATAGCAGGCGTAGGAGCGGGAGTGGCTTTACTGGATTTTACGATCCATTGTCTGACGAGCACATAAGGAAGAGCACATGAAATATGTTTTGATGTTTTTGATTGTTGCTGCCCCTGCTTTTGGTGGTGACTATGATTACGACCATGGGTTTGAAGCTGGGTATTCTTGGTCGCCACCGCCATCTGAAACAACGAGCGAATATACCCGCATGGGGTATTGGGATGGGGTTGCTGCGCAGCAGAAGGACGAAGCTGACCAGAAAGTCGATGATGAGCGTATTAGAGAGCAATGGAGGAAAGATGAAGACACTCACACTCGTTAGGCGAGACGACATTGAAGAAGTGCAGTGGTTTATTATACCGAAGTTGATTTCTGCATGCAGGAGATCGGATGGGAAGTGGCTGGTTGATGATGCGCTCAGGTTTATTAGCGACGGCGCGTGGTTTCTGTGGATTGCGCGTGAGGGGGATGAGGTGACAGGTTTATGTATTACCGAGATTAACGAATATCCCCATGCGAGGTTTTTGAGATTTATCTGCGCGACGGGAATTCATGCGAAGGATTGGGCTGGGTTCGTTAAGCAGATTGAGGCTTGGGGTCGTTCGATGGGTTGTTCGAGATCACAGATTGAATGCCGCCATGGTTGGGAGAAGCTGATGAGTTCGTTTGGGTACAAGAAGACGCATGTGATACTGTATCGTAATATATGAGCTAATCGCCCTATACCTTGGTCTAATATCCCTGCAGCTCTAGTTTTGCTAAACTATCCCCAAATTTTATGGGGTATCCATGTTTAACTTGCGCTGTCACGGCATTATGAATTGTTCCCGCCTTGGGTTTGGTGGTGGGGCTACGCCAAAAGCACCTCCTGCGGCTCCACCTATGGCATCGCCAGCCACGTTGGCGTCGTCTTCTGTTGCGGCTAATGCTGCAAGTCAGAAAAACGCTATGGGGGCGGCTTATGGTGGGACATTGGAGAATGGCGGTCAGGGTGTTTCTGATTCCACGATAAATATGGCGAAGCAGACGCTTGGTGGTAACTGATATGTCAGTTGCAGATGAAATCGCCAATTATGAGAAGGCCTCGCCTAAACTCCTAGCTGAACAGGCGGCAACGGCTTCTGGTAAGAGCAAGCCACTTATGGAAGAGGCTGTCTGGAAGTCGATGAGCGATCATTTGTCGGGCAAACTATTGTCACTTTATGCTTGGAGACAGACGTGGTGGAGTACGAATTGGAATGACGTGGCTAGGTATATTGCGCCGCGCCGTTCTCTATTTATCACGCAGGGTTCTGGTGGGTTGCCTACGCCGAATTCTATGATGCGCGGCATCCCTATCAATAGCGCGATTGTCGATCCTACAGCCACGCTCGCACTGCGTTATTGCGCGGGCGGATTGGCGAGCAACCTTGCAAAGCCTTCTGCTCCTTGGTTTAAGATCATTCCGTTGATGCAAGGTATTTCTCTTGATGCGGATGCGCGTAAGTGGATTGAGGAAACTGAGAATCGTATTTATGGGGTTTTGAGCATATCGAATTTTTATAATCAGTTCGTTCAGGAATGCGAGGATATATCGGCATACGGAACGTCGCCCGCTATTATTTATGAAGATGATGAAAGCGTCATCCGCGTTCACGTTCCTTGTGTGGGAGAGTATTATTTGGATGTTGATGCGTCTAATCGCGTAACGAGCCTGTATCGTCTGGTTCTTATGAGTACGGCGCAGATGGTTGATTTCTTCGGTATTGATAACGTGAGTCAAGAGATTCAGCAATTATGGAGCGGGAAGGGGGCGGGCTTGCAGACGGAGCATATTATCGCTCACGCAATCGAGCCAAACTATGCGGTAGGGACGAATAAGGATTGGAAACTTCCCGGCGGATTTCCTTGGCGTGAAGTTTACTGGATGTATGCAGATGCTGGAAAACAGCCCCTGTCTGTTCGCGGCTTCTGGGATCAGCCTTTCAGCGCGTCACGTTGGGCTACACAGGGTAATGATGCCTATGGGCGTTCTCAGGGTATGGATGTCATGCCTGACGTTAAGCAGCTTCAGGTTATGACGCGACGCATGGCGGAAGCTATTGAGAAAATGGCGAATCCACCGTTGATTGCCGACGAGAAGCTGAAAAATATGCCATCAAGTGGATTACCTGGTCACGTTACGTTTATGCCTGGTCTTGATGCACACAATGGCATGCGTTCGATTTATAATGTAAATCCAGATGTGAATGCGTTGGCGGTTAATATCGAGAAGATACAGAAGAGAATCGAGACTGGTTTTTTCAAAGATATTTTCATGACGATTTCTAATTTACAGGGGGATCAGAGGTCGGCGACGGAAATCAATGCTAGGCGGCAAGAGGCTCTACAGGTTCTTGGACCAGTCGTTGAGAATCTTATTACTGAAAATCTACGCCCTAAATTGAAGCGCATTTTCTCTATTATGAAGAGAAAGAATATGATCGACCCGATGCCGAAGAGCTTAAACAATATAGCTATTGGTTTCGACTTCTGCTCGACACTTGTTCTTGCGCAACGCGCTTCTGCGCTTGGCTCGATGGAGCGTGCAGCGGCATTGATTGGTAATCTTGTTCCCGTCTACCCAGACGCGAAGGACAAGTTGGCGGTTGATACCTTCATTGATGAAGCTTTCGACATGCTTGGTGTTCCTCCGACTATTGTTAACGACGCCGACTTTGTGAAGAAGG